CAAAATAAATCTATCGGGCGGAGCCTCATTCGGTAACCCGTTTATCTTGGGTACTTCACAGTTAGGCTTTGCTGAACTAGCTTCTGCCATTCCTGTAATTGTCGATGTTTCTGCTCAGACCACTAATATCTCGACTCGCAGAGGTCGCAACCTTTTGCAGGATAATTACGAATCAGGACAGGCAACAATCAGAGTCGTTGATCCAAACGGTGACTTCAACCCACAGAACACTTCTAGCCCCTATTACGGGCTATTACAGCCACTTAGAAAGATTCAGGCATCTGCTATCTATGGCGGAGTCACTTATGGCTTATTTGGCGGTTATATCACCGAATATCGCTATACCTATCCAACAGGTCAGGAAACAGGCTATGTGACCTTTATCTGTTACGATGCTTTTAGATTGATGTATAACTCCAATGTCACAACCGTTACAGGCGGCACAGCAGGTCAGACAACTGCTCAACGCGTTCAAAGTATTCTTAGCATGATTGCCTGGCCGCCTGCCTTTACCAGCATTGGCACAGGCGCTACAACCTGCGTGGCAGACCCTGGCACAACTCGCACAGTCCTAGAAGCAATCCAGACTGCTGAGTTTACAGAGCAGGGCGCGTTCTACATCGATGAGAATGGCGTTGCAACTTTTAAGGGTAGGCAGTTCGTCTACGATGCCCAAGCTGCTAGCCCAACAATCTTTAACCAAACTGGCACAGGAATCAACTACGCTGGAATTACCTTTGCACTAGATGACAAGACAATCGTGAACAAGGCAACTGTAACCCGAATTGGTGGCACAGCACAGACTAACTCAGATGCAACATCCATTGCTCAATACTTCACACGATCCATTACAGCTACAGACATGCTCATGCAGACAGATGCCAACGCCTTAAGCCTTGCAACAGCCTATGTGACTAGCCGTAAAGAAACATCTATCCGCATTGAAACCATCACTTTGGATTTAATGACTCCTAGTTATTCATCAGGGGTTACAGCAGCTTTGAGCCTTGACTTCTTCAACACAGTAGACATCACCAATGAGCAACCTGGTGGATCAACTATTCAGAAGAAGCTCCAAGTGCAGGGAATTGCTCACAACATCACCCCTAACACTTGGACAACCACAATCGCTACACAGGAGCCTTTACTCGATGTTATGTACTAGAATTGACCCTATGAAAGAGGTGTGCTAATGGCAACAGGCTGGCCAATGAAAACGACCTATGCGGACGGAGACGTGTACGCCGCGAGCGACGTCAATGATATTACTGGCACGATTAACCAACTTGGTTCAAGCGTTGCTTTTACCGCTGGAAAGAACAAAATCATCAACGGTGACTTTGGCATTTGGCAACGCGGTACATCTTTTACTTCTCCAGGCTATTCAGCTGATAGATGGAATTGCAATAACGGTTTAATGACAAGTTTTAGCGCAACGCGTCAAACCTTTACACCAGGAACAGCCCCAGTTTCAGGATACGAAGGAACTTATTATGTTGATATTGCTGGAACTCTTAGCAACGCATCTACTGGATATAATCAATTCGAAAACCGTATTGAAGATGTTCGAGTCTTTGCAGGTCAAACTGTCACACTTTCATTCTGGGCTAAAGGCTCAACAAGCGGAACAATCAACAGCGTTCTATCTCAAAACTTTGGTACAGGTGGAACTGCTGGTGAGTTTTTAACAACTCCAGTAAATCACAGCATCACAACATCTTGGACACGATTTACCACAACTCTCACATTACCTTCAATTAGTGGTAAAACTGTTGGAACAAGCAGTTATCTTAAAGTAATGATTGTAAAAAATATGGGTACTTCTTATCCTACTTATGGAACTGCTAACTACACAGGCACATTGTCTTTATGGGGCGTACAACTAGAACAAGGCTCAACAGCCACAGCCTTCCAAACTGCAACAGGAACTGTTCAAGGTGAATTGGCTGCTTGCCAAAGGTATTACTGGAGAGTAAACGCACATCAAGCCTACTCATTGTTATGCCCAAACGCTCAAACTCAATCAAGCACAATAGGCAATGCTTATTTCTTACCACCTTCAACAATGCGTGTTACACCAACTGCTATTGACTATTCAAATTTGGCATTAAGAAACGCATCAGGAACTTATTATGCTCTAAGTTCTGTGACTATTGAAGGTTCATCAACGCCTTACGGTGTTTATTTTTATGGAACAATTTCAGGTGCTACAGCAAATCAACCTGGAACAATTTATTCAAATAATAATGCATCAGGCTACCTCGGATTTAGTGCGGAGTTATAATTATGAACAATGTCACATTTATTCAAGTAGAACAACTAGATGGTTCTTTAATAGAACACGCCATCATTGACAGAGGCAATGGTGAATTTACCTCAATGCTTAAATCAACTTATGATGAAATGATTGCTCAAAGTGAAGCCTCTACTCTGTAAAGCAGGGCAACAACTTCGTGAGCAGATTGATGATTCCTTTCCTGACCGCGATAGAAAGTCTGATGGTTGGATAGGCGATGCCGCACACTCCAATCGTAAGAGTGACCACAATCCCGATCCGTCTAACGGAATCGTCAGGGCTATTGATGTGGATAAGGACTTCGACTCACGCCCCAGCACAGGTGCTTATCTTGCCGACCAAATACGCCTATGCGCCAAGAAAGACCGCAGAGTGTCCTACATCATTTATGCAGGAAAAATTACATCCAGAAAATCACTTTGGCGTTGGGTCAAATATAAAGGAATCAATTCTCATCACGCTCATATCCATATTAGTTTTACTAAAGAAGGCGACCAAAACGGTAGCTGGTTTGATATCCCGATGCTAGGAGCAGACAGATGAAAGTATCAAAGAACACAAAGAATGCAGTTAAGTCTTACTTAAAGGCAGTTGCTATTTCAGCAATCACTTTAGGACTTGCTTTAGTTGCAGACATCCGTCCGGAATATGCAGTCCTTGCTTCTGCGTTAGTAGCTCCTGTTGTCAAGTACCTTGACCCTACAGACGAGCAAATCGCATAATGAACGCCCTTAACTGGGCGGCTCTAGCAGTTGCAGTTATCTCAATCGTCACAGCCTTTGCAGGATCAATCCGATGGCTAGTGAAGCATTACTTGGCTGAACTAAAACCTAACGGCGGTTCATCAATGAATGACAGATTGAATCGACTTGAAGGGCGTGTCGAAACAATCATTTCTTTATTGGAGAGGTGACAATTTACACATGGCAAGAAAAGCAACTCAGAAGCTAGTGGATGAAGGTTATTCCAAACTAGATGCGTGGGCTATTGGTGTGCATGAAATGTATCGTGCATTGCGCCGCGCAGGTTTCCCAGTTGATTTGGCACTTGCCATCATAGTTGAGAAGAACGCATATCCTGAATGGATATTGCCAAATCCAATTAACCCAAATATCCCAGAGCCAGACTGGTATGACGATGAGGATGAATGAAAAGAACTGTTGTAGTTCCAGACTTACAAGTTCCCTATCACGATTCAATAGCAGTAAAAAATGTTGCAGCGTATATTAAAGCTGTACGCCCCGATTCTGTCGTCACTCTCGGTGATGAAATCGACTTACCACAGATTTCCAGATGGACAGAAAACACTCCAGGATGGTACGAACAAACACTAGCTGCTGACAGAGATGAAGCAGTTGAAGTTCTTTGGTCATTAGTTGAGCACACTAAAGATGCTCACATGATCCGTAGCAATCACACAGACCGTCTTTACAATGTCATCATGAAAAAGATTCCAGCCTTCTTGGCATTGCCTGAGTTGCGCTTTGAGAAGTTCATGAAGCTCGATGAACTAGGCATTACCTATCACAAGAAGCCTTACGCGGTCGCTAGAGGCATTATTGCCCTACATGGTGATGAACAGTCCGTCAAGCCCACACCTGGTCTTACAGCCCTTGAAGCGGCTCGTAGGCACGGTATTAGCGTTATATGTGGACATACTCACAGAGCAGGTCAATCAGCCTTTACAGAGGCTTCTGGGGGCAAAATAGGGCGTATCCTGAGAGGCTGGGAAGGTGGGCATCTCATGGATGTTCGACAGGCTCATTACACTAAAGGCACAATGAACTGGCAGCAGGCGTTCATAGTCATCGAGGAAATCGGTACAAATGTGCAGGTCAGCATCATTAACCTAGAAAAGGACGGTACTTTCGTTGTGTCAGGTAAGAGATACGGGCGCGCTAGGTAACGATGTAATTCGTGACATTGACGACCAGATGGACGGGTCAGAATTGTTACCGTTTCGTTATCAAAATCTACTGAACAAATCCCACTAGCTGTGTAACACTTTCCCTGTTCCTGAAATACAGGACAAGAAAGGGCTATATGAACTCTTTAACAATCCTTACAGTTGTTGGTCTTTGCTTAGCAAATTACTTCACATTTAGATGGGGTCAGGAAACTGGCTATGATCAAGGGCTAGTCGATGGTCGCAAAGCTGTACGCAAGTATTACGAGCAGGTGGGTAAGTGAAAGCAACCGAGGCACTTATCAATGCAATCGACATTATGCAAGATCGTGGCAAGGTCTACGGTCATCCGAAAATCAATCAAGGTCGCATCGCTGCAA